TCAGACTTCAGTGTACTGATAGTTTCGATCGCTTCTGCTAATTCAGATTCCATAGCTCTCATCTTTTCAGTTTCTTTTTGCTGATAGTCTTCTGCCATTTCGCCTTTGTCAGCTTTTGCAGCAGCTTGGGCAATTTTCTTAGCAGCAGCCTTCTTTTCGTCGTAGCTAGCTTTTGCAAATCCGGCTCCAACAATGCCACCAAGTGTTCCTAGAGTTGCTATAATAGCATCTACAATATCAACACTCATGTCCATTTCTTGGATAGATTCTTTACCTTCCATCATAGGTGTTTCTTCTTCAGCAGGAAGTTCTTCAGCGCCCATTTCGGGTGCTTCCATTCCAGCTTCATCTTCCATACCTTCGTGGCCAGCTTCCAATTCACCAGCTTCGATCATTTCGTCTACCACTTCTTCAATAAACTTCTTCAAGTCTTCTTCAGTCATGTCTTCAAGGTCGATTTCAACTTCCTCTTCGTCTTCTTCTTCAGATTCCTCAGATTCTTCTTCTTCGGTTTCTTCTTCTTCAGACTCCTCAGCTTCATAAACTGTTTCTTCTTCACCTTCTTCAAGCTCTCTTAAAAGCTCTTCAAGTTCTTTGTCGTCTTCAGTTTCTGTTGCTTCTGTTTTCATTTCTTTTTCGTCCTCTTCTTCCATGTCCATCATTTTCTTTTCGAACATTTCTTTAAGATGTGGTGTGAAAGCCTCTTCTAACGCAGCTTTTGCATTAGTGATAGCGACTTCCTTTACAGCTTTTGCGTCAGCAATTGCCTCTTTTAACAAGTCTCTGTTTGTCATTTTCCTAATAATAATTTTTTTTTGGGAAGTACGCTTATTAATGAGAGCGTAATAATTGTTTTGTAGAGTTTCTAGTACTACATTATATCGTAGTACATACAAATATAAATATATCTGTTTTTTCCAAAAATAAGAAACCCTCCTTTTTTAAGGGAGGGTCGATCAAAGGATACTATCCTAAGAGGGGTTAAAATATTGGACAGCTACCATGAGCACATAAAATTTCTCTTATGATTTCGTTAGCTTTGTCGTATTGATTTACAGTCTTTGTTAATCCTTCGTGTAAAGGAGTCATCCAAGAACCTGGATTTGATGGAGTAGATACGAAATCCCAGCATAGTAATTCAAAGTCTTCTTGAACTTCTAATGTTTCTCCCATCTGTCTTACTGAACCCATTCCTCTAGATGATACACCAACGGTGATACCTGAACCGATAAGGGCTTGTAGAATATTTCCAGACGGAGTTGGAAGGATTTCAATTTTACCCATGATGTGATCACCGTCCCACCAAATATCTTTGATGTTATGACATACATTCTTTAGGTTAATAACAGTAGATTCAGGGTGATCTAACTCACCAACTGCTCTATTCTGTCTAACAGAATCCATATACTTATTGATTTCCCTATCCCAAATCTTTCTACTATAGTATCTTCCGTTACCGTTCTTTACTTCAGCAGTTGCTAAAACACCTTCTACTAATGGAAGACCGGAACCGCCCTTTGCTTCTGTTAATTTGAAAGCACGGGGTTGGAAGGATATAGTTTCAATAAGTAAACCCTTATCCATTATTTTAATTTTAAATTCTTTTTATTAATTAATTCTCTAACCATTCCAGACCAAGATTCTTTAGTGGCTTTTGGACCAGCTACTTGTGCTTTCATGGATTTCATAAAATGAGGCTTGCGCTCTTCCCATTCTTTTTCAAGTTCTTCACTGCTTGGAACTGGCTTTTCTTCCTTCTCCATTACAGTAACACCTTCACCGGCGGCAGTTTGCATAGCTGATTTATCGGTTACTTTCTTAGCAGCTTTAGCTTTTTGCTTTTCGTACAAAGCTTTTCTTTTTTCTAATAAAAAGATATCTTTTTTAAGCTCCTTAACTGCTTTTTTATCAACCATATCCTTAACGTCATCGCCTTCAGTTACAGTCATTTTGTTAGTAAGCTCTTCAATCTTTTCTTGAATCTTTTCAATCTTATGATCCCAAGCAGCTACTTCACCCATCTTTTCGATTTCTTTGATGTGCTTTTCAATAGCTCTTTTCTTAGCTTCGTTTAAAGTTCCATCACCGTAAGGAGGTAAGTCTTGTTCTCCCCAACCTAAGTAACTACCGTATCTTAAAGCAGTTAAACGGAAGTTTTTAGCTCTTAAGAAATCTCCTTCAGAGTAAGCTTCCATTCCTTTATCGTAGTAGTAGTAAGCCATCTGCTCGGCTTCTTGATCTGCATCATAATCTCCATCAGAACTACCGAACATTACTTCTTTTACTTTATCTTCTGATACAGAACCATGTTGAGCTTCCCAGTCAGACTGTTTCATATACTTGTATATATCAGAGTCTTCCTTGTGCATTATACTTAAGTTGCCAGCTCGAAGCTTAGCATCACGAAGTTTAAGATTTTTAGTATGTAGCTCTTTTTCATCTTCGTGTCCGTCTGGATAGCTATAAACTACATACATTTCCTCTTCAGCTTCAGTTAAAGATTCATTTAGTTTAACAGGTTCCATTCCTGAAGATTTATACTTTCCTGCTACTTCTTTGGTTTTACCTAAACCAGGAGCTTCTTCTCTGTATCCTAATCCTTTAACTCCAAACTCCCCGTCTTTTACGTAGAACAAAGGATCTTTCTCAAGATTTTTAACTACGATTGCTTTAATTTGATCTTCTGTCTTTTCAGCATTCTTAGGATCTTTCATTTCAACATAATAACCTTTAAGCATTTCCGCTGTAGAAATGTTGTTATTATTCTTAGCTTTATAATCGTAGCCGGCAGTTTCTTTTTCAACTACGTCTTTATCAGTATCTTTTAATTCTGCTTTAACGTTTTCTGTGTTTTCTTTGAATACTTTAAACCAGTCTGTACTTTGAGGCTTGTTAGTAGATACTAATACTATGCTTTCGTTAATAATTCCTTTCTCAGTAAGAGAGTGAATAACTTGATCAAACGTTTGAACGTTACTGATATACTGAGGGAATTGAGCTTTAACTTCTTTTAAGAAGATTTCTTTATTGCCTTTACCTTCTTTAATAAGATTGTATTGATTTTGTAGGCTTTTCATATGTTATAAATAGGTATTGTTTATTTCCAAAGATCTTTATACTCCATACCCTTGGCTGCTTTACGTACTTTATTCTTATTAACGAGCTTCCAACCCATCTTTAAGTAATAGTTACGTGAAGTACCTTGTGCGTTTTTATTTGGATTAAAAGCATAGGGTGTACTATACGCACCAGCTGCTCCGGAGCTTGACATCTCCTTAAGTTGTTTCTTAAGCTCGTCTTTTAGCTGCTGTCTTGTTGCCATTATAGTTCATTAACAAGTTCGTAGTATTGTAACAAGTTAATGATAGCGTCGTTAGTAACTTTTTCAGTCTTTTCTAAAGGTTTTACATACTTAAGAACTTCTGTAATTTTAATCTTAAGCACTTCGTCTTTAATCTTAGAGGTTTTTTGCTCTAATAAACCTTGTACTTCGACGATTCTGGTATTGTAATACTCCTTTAACTTGTCTGTGTTATCTACTGAGGTGATTACCTCTCTTAAAACCTCTTTTTGTTTCACTGTTAAGTGATCGTACTTCTCATTAAATTTATCAAGAAGCATTTTATACGTTAAGATTCGTAAGTCTTTTCCGTATCCTTTATATTCTTCCATCAACTCGTCAGCTTGAACTGATGTAGGTACTTTAGTTAAGTGCTCTAAGATTGTAATTTTGTTGTTAATTACAGTCTCAGGAACTACTTTATCTGATGATTGATTTTCAATCAGGTTGTTTAGGGCAGCAAACACCTTGTAGTTAGTTACTTTAGCTTTAAAGAATTTCTCTACGTTGTAGCTATCTTTAATTTCTCTAACTAGGTTATACTTTTGCTTTCTAATTTCTGATCTTTTCAACTTAGTAGAGGTTTCTACTAGAGTGTTAATAACCATCTCAGCTTTAGCTTCACTTAGATTCTTATAAGCAGTCACCTGCTCGTAAAGCTTATACTCCTTTCCTAATTCAGTATTAACGAAATATTTTTTAAGAATATTGATAGCAGCAGAATTCTTACCCTCTAACGTATCGGAGGTGATCTGCCTTACCAGAAGTTCAAAAAGAAGTCCCGTATTTTTAAATTTTGAATGTTTTATTGACATCTATCGATGGTTTTATAATAAATATATGTTAATTGTTTATTCCCTAATTTGGCTTTCGTCTAAAAGACCATTTGCTTTTCTTTCTGATTCAAAAATCATTTTTTTAGGAGCTAGACTATCTAGAATTTTCTTATGCTTTGTAAATTCTTTCTTAGTATTCTCCAATGCAAATGGTGAAGTATTGTCTCTACCGTAACCCTGCTGGTCATCGGTCTTCATTCCTTTTCTACCTAATCTATCTAATCCTAGAGGATCTTTAGCAGTATTAATATTAGAAGCTTTTTCTTCCGGACGACCCATCAAAGGCTGGTCTCTATTATATCCATCAGGTACTGAACCTGGTCTATCGTAGACTCTACCCTTACCGTACGAGGTTGCGATGTCGTGAGGAGTACCGTAAGTTTCTCCAGTCTCCAAAGGATCGTTTCCTTCGTTTTCAATCTGAGACATTCTGAATTTACGCTTGGCATCCTGAAGAACTAATTCTCTCATTTCGTCATACTCATCTGCACTTAGGTGGAAGATATTATCATAAATCCAATCAGAAGAGATTAGTTGAGAATCCATCATTGATTGAGCTAATTCCATTTTCTCTTTCAATAACATAATTCTTTCCTGATCGTAAATGATAGAAGGAGTTGTTAATGATAATTCGAAGTTAGTTAATGATTCGTCTCTGTAGCCTTGAATATATAAATGCACAAATGCAATCTTATAAAGCTCAGAAACCATAATTCTTTGGATCTTTTCTACTGTTCTACCAAAGCGAATATCTTCAGCAGCAAGAGTAGCTTTACCCTGTAGCTTTTCGTCATACCCTAAGAATGCTTTTGGAATTCTTAATGCAGCAAATAGCTTATCTCTTAAGTAATTTACGTCTGTGATACCGTCGTACTGTAAACCTCCTAAAGTATCAATCTTAGTTGCAGTATCATTACCTCTAACTGGAACATAGAAATCTTCCATTAAGTTCTGCATGTTATACTTTAAGTTATACTCACCTGTTTGTTGGTCAATATAAGGAGTACGCTTCATTTTAGTAATAGCTTTCTGCATAAAGTTTTCTACCTCTGCAGGAGGAATACCACCTACGTTCATATAGAAAATTCTCTTCTCAGGAGCTCTTACAATTCTATGAATTAACATAGCATCTTCCATTAATGTATACTGCTTAAATAATTTACGGGCAGGTTCGATATAAGAACGGCCGTAAGGTAAGAAGTTAACATCTGTTAATAAACGGAAGTGAGCTACTTCATAGTTATCAAAGTAAATTGACTTAGCATCATGCTGATTTGGTGTCTTAAAGTAACCGTAAGTATCAGCTGCTAATCCGTCAGGATCATATCTGAATCTAACCGAAGTTGGATTTTCTGGATCGTAATGTTCCTGTCTTTCAATGTTAAATGCAGCGAAAGGAATTACGTTATAAACGCCGTACTTTTCTGAAGCTTCTAATTTTAAAAAGAAGTCTCCGTATTTACACATATTCCTAATCCACCAGCTTAAATTAAACTCAACGTTTAATACGTCGTAGTAAAGGTTGTAAAGGATCTTTTGAATATTCTCATCATTTGATCTGATGTGAAGAACTTCTCCCATATCATTCTTAAGGGTAGATTCTTCTGAGAGAATATCAAGGGCAGAAGCAATGATTGCGTCAGTATCCATTGCATCATACTCCGAGTATAGTTGGGTCCTAAGTGTTTGGTAGTTAAAAGATGATTGATATCCGTAGAGTGATGTAGGGGAAGTGGTGTAGATTCTATTGTATCTAGCCATTAAAGAGTTATTCTCTAACTCTCCCGACATTTGAATTTGGTTTGTATCAGCTACCTTTAACTGATCCCCACCGACGTTCCGGATAATAACATCTGTAGAAAATAATCTACGTAATCTCGAAAATATACTGGTATCAGCCATTGTTTAATAATAATATAAGTATAAATAGTTAATAAATCCAGCTTATATCTTCTTTTCCTCCTTTACCATTGTCGATCTCATAAGGGTTGGCAACGTGGGAAGGTAGGTAAATACCCTGATATGAAGGTTTTGTCACTGTAATGTTGTTTAAAGCATTGCGGGTAAGGTCTAATCCCTGCTGACGGAACTTCAAAGCCGTGTCTCTAATATACATCGCTGTACCAAAAGCCATTACTAAGTCATCATTATACCCACCTTGAGCTTCTGCTCTGCCGTTCTTCCATACAAACACCTTCATCTCCTCGATTAAACGCTTGGAATGAATAGTAACTGCTTTTTCATTAACGTATTCTTGGAATTTACCGATAACTAACGGTCTAGTTCTAGCATTCATAGAGAATCCAGCTACCATATTTGAGTTATGATCGTACTGATCGAAGTATGAATCGGCAGTCATATTACCTCCTTTAGGAGAATAGTATAGATTGTCATATCCTCTTTCAATAACTGTCTGAATAGTAGACCATCCAATAGAAGCATTTTCAATTACTAGTAAGGCTTGATTGTATTCTGTTGCAATACCTACTAGTAAATGACCGAATTCCTTAGTTCCTAACTGTCCTTTATATTCTCCTACTTGAGTATTGTTCTCAATGTCTATTACATGGAAGGTTGAATAGTCTTTTCCATCACCTCTAGCTACGTCAGCTACTACCATGTAGCTTCTTGAGTAGTCAACAGGTTCCCAAATCCATAAATTCATGTCTGCACCACGTTTTTCCATTGGTTCAGTCATATAAGTTTGCTGATAATACTCTAAATATTCTCCGTAGAATACAGTATCTCCAGAAGTAGCAAAGTCACAATCACATTCCTGTGCTGCAAGTCGTGGATCTCCTAGTAAATTATCTTGAGCATCTCTCCAGGTTTGGTTTCTTTCCGGGTGAACATACCAAGGTAACTTAATTGGTAGGAATTCATTCTCTTTTGCTTCAGCTCTAACCCAGGTTTGGTGAAACCAGTTACCAGTTCCGTAAGGAGTTGATAGTACAATCGCACCACCACCTGTTGCTAACGTCTGTTGAGCTGATGCCCATGTTTCTGCAATGTTGTCAATGAAGGCCGCCTCATCAATTAGTAGTAAAGATACCGCTTCTGAACGAGCAGCATCTGAATTTGATGATTTAGCTGTGATTTTAGACCCGTTTGACAGTCGTAAACTCAATTTATTCTTCTCTTGTGCATCGATTCTCAACCAAGAAGGTAAGTTATCGTACATAAATTGCACTTTTGACACCAAGTTACGTGCAGTTGCCTGTGTAGTTGCTAAGGTTAAAACGTTCTTATCCTTGTGAAAAAGCATTAACCACAGTGCATATCCTGCACCTAAAGTCGAAATACCTAACTGTCTTGACTTTAAAATGATAGAATATGGGTTTTCTTGGAAGTGAGTTAGTACTTTTTCCTGGAAAGGGTATAAGTGAAATAGGATTCTACCCCTTAGTGGATGCTGAATGTAGCAGTACTTCTTCATAAAGTGTACAGGGTCAACCACACACTTAACGTATTCCTGTCTAATGACTGCTTTTAAATCTTGTTGACTCATAGGCCGAAAATTAGTCCAACAAGCATGGATAAGAACCCAACTCCGTAAGCTATCATCTTACCTTGTCTTAGTCGGTCTATTTCTTTTCCGTAGGTTGTTATAATAGAATCTTTATTGTTAATAACTTCTTTGTATTTTAATTCATTATCTTTAAATAAAGTAATAGTACTGTCTCTATGAAAAATAATAGTATCTTTAGCAGTTATAATTTCCTGTAAAGCACTAATAGAATCTCGAGCAAAACCTAGTTGAGCACCGCAGTAAACTCTTTCCTGTTTAATAATAATCGCTTTCTTCAGACTAGCACAAGGTACACAGCAGGTATCACTTGAAGCTTTCTGCGAATAGAGCGGCGACATCGCTATTAGACATAGCATTAATACGCTTAAGATCTTCTTCATGTTCTTTTTGTTCTTTAGCAGCCTCAGCTGCGGTTTTACTTAATTTTTTTTCTAGTCTGTTAATTTTGTTTTCTTGAATATCTACTAATGAATCTAACTGCAACATTTTTTTGTTGTTTAATTCAATTTCGTTATTCAACGAATCAATTCTTCTTTCGTAAACTGAGGTGTCTGGTAGTTTTTCTTGTGGTTTGAAAAAACGGCTGTAAACGATGCCTCCTCCGAAAACCAGGATAATAATCCAAATTATAGCTTCTTTCATGACTTGTATATTTTCAACTTTAAAGTACCGGTGCCTTTTATGACCCTATGCCACTCATGTCTCTTTATAAATATAGATTCATTTAAAGAAGTTGGCAAGGTGTTATCTAGCTGTAACTTCCAATCTGTTTCTCCAAGTATCTCCACGGTTCTATCTTCATCATCTCGATGCCACAGTAATTCTACGGGGTCTATATTTTCGTTAAACTCACGAATGATATACTCGTCAGTAACTTCTAGGTCTCTGTATGGTTTCTCCATGATACAACTTCGTCTAATTGCTCTTTTGTCCAATAACTATAATAATCAGTAAATTTAAGACCATTTGACTTAGAAGTCAAGTCTGCTAGGTCCTGAACTATCCAAATATAACAATCCGGAAAGGTGGTTGTTATTCCGTTAATCGTAAAAGGATTTCTAGGATCACTGTCTAAAACTACTTTATTATTGTGTATGAAGTTACGGTTAAGCATTTTAGTTTTAGCTTCTAATGCTTCTACTTCGTAAATCTCATAATTAGGTAAATAAAAAATACAAACCTTATAAACTTGAACGTTTGCATTACTGATTTGAAATGCAATATCGTCTAGGTTTGTTTCTTCTACGGTGTATTGTTCGTTAGTAACTGCTCCTTTAGCAAAAGGGCAAATCGGCATGTTACTCAGTTCCGGTCTCGGTATAATTAAATGGTCAAACCATTCTTTAAGCTTGTTTATCATTTTTTTCGTCTGTTATTGGACCACCAACAACCCAAGCATCACAAGTTCTAGCAGCTGCACATTTAAACTTTAAGAACCTGCAATAACCTAAATGTCCGGCTTCAATAACATCGAAAGGATCTTCAGAACCTTCATCGTCACCTATTCCTTTTGCAATACAGTCCAAAGTCTTTTTTGTTATATCAAATGCT